CCCGGTTACCTGGATGATGTGCTGGCGCTTCGGCGCAGGCAGCGCCTTCACCTGATAGCTGTCCAGACTGACGGACGAACCGATCAGTGCGAACTGCAACTGAATCCACTCGTGCAGTCCTGCTGGTAGCAGGAACTCTCCGGGATCGTCAGTGCCGGTCAGGAAGCCGTAAGTACCCAGGTTCTGGTCGCTCACCCCAAAGGGGGTGATGCCCGTTATCTGGATCTCGGCGTTAGACAGGGAGCCGTGCAGGCGACCTCGCTTGAACAGCTTCATCTCTGCGGTGTCATACCGAATGCGGGACGTGCGCAGCCATGCTGCACCGTCCGAGCCTGGACCGTTGCCCTCGACGTGAATGCCTTCCGGTGTCACGAAGACGATCCGGTTAGCCGCTGGCAGGATGGCCAGTCCGGTCACCGCACCCAGTCCGGTCGGTGCCGATGTCGGAGGCCTAAGGTCAGGCGCGTAGGCATTGCGTCCTGCGGTATCTGTCACCATCGACAGGTCGAGCCGTACGAGGCCAGTCTTTCCGTCAGCCTGTTGGTTCGTGTAGCTGCCATAGACGAAACGATCGCGCGTTGCTAGCGCAAGCACCGGCTTGCTCGTAGTGACGGACGGCGGGTTCAGAACCAGGGCACCCGTGTAGGTGTCGAAGGTGCCAATGCGAATGCCGCGAGTAGAGCCGATCGACAGGAACGAGCCGATCACTTCGCCCATCGAGAGCACTAGCTCGCCGGCTGGGAATTGAGCGACCGTCACGCCACCCGACAGGAATGGCGTACCGCCTGACGTGTCGAGCGTGAAGCTCAGGATCGAGGACTGACCGCCGACGTAGCCTGCGGCGTAGATACCCGTTGGTGCCTCTGTAATGGCCGTCCAGAGCCAGTTAGCCACTGGGTGGCTATATCTAGGGGTAGGCAGTGCGGTGTGCGCAGTGGCGTTGGCATTCAGCTCGTAGAGCTTGCCCGCAATGCAGCCGACAAGCCGAGCCTTGGCCCAGCCGGCAATGCCGAGGGCCTGACCGCCAACCGCGACAGGCACGGCGTTGGACGTGCTGAGGTTCGCGGTGCCACTCCAGGCGTAGGTGTAGTTGCCGTCCGTAGCCGTTGAGCCGTCGAAGTACGTGCCAACCACGGCACCAACCTCAACCAGCACATCGTCAACGAAGAAGATCTGACCAGCGCCAGAGAAGCTGCTATACAGAGCGAAGCTCGTAGATGTGCCCGTAGCCGTGAACGTGCAGCTCAGGCGCTGCCACGAGCCCGTGACGGCAGTAGAGGTTCCGAACGTGCCGGGACCGAGTGCTTGCACGGTCGGGCAACCGGCATTCAGGTAGACGTACGCAGAGAAGGTGTACGTAAGTCCAGCGACAGTAGTGACGCTTATGACGGGACCAGGGAAGCCGCTAGTAAGTGCGCCAGTGCTGGTGACCGACATGGACTTAGCGCCGGAATGGAACTGCGCACCGGACTGCGCAAGTGTCGGCAGTGCCGCGCCCTGCGCCGACCAGCTAGCCGTGCTCGTCTCGAAGTTCGGGTTAGCGCAGAGGTTCGTACGTGGCGAAGCCGTACCCACTCCGGGCACGTCGTAGATCGGCGTCGGCATGGCAACCGACGTGATCGACCCACTAATGAAGTAGGTCAGGATTCCGGGAACTGAACCGACAGTCGTCAACTGCAAGACGCCGTAGTAGTGAACGCCATCAGTCGCTAGGGACGTGATGTTGCAGTTCGCCGCACCACCGTAAGTCGGGTCGGTCAGGGCAATGCCAGTGACTGCAGGTGGCGCATCGGGACCAGCCAGCCATGCTGCCTGATAGAGGTTGCCGTTACCCCCGATGATCGCATAGTCAATGCCGCCCACAGTGGCGGTAACCATGCAGGAACTCGTAAAGCCGAAGTTGAAGAACTGAGTGTCAGGAAGACGGACTACCGTTCCGGGAGTCCAGACATCGACACCAATGCAGTTGTCGAACCGAATGTGGTCGATCTGTTCCTGCTGGTACTGGAACGTGCTGCGTCCATGCTCCAGGTTGAGCTGCCCAGCACCGCCGTGCCAGCTCTCCTGAGACTTGATCCAGGGAAGCGGCGACAGGCTCTGCTCGCCGGGATCTTGATTGCTGTCAAAGCGCTGAACCGTTGTCGGTTCAGTCTGGCGTACGTACGGAAAGGTCTGGTCCGTGGCAAGGCGGAAGCCTTGACCGCCGACCATGAAGTCGTAGCCACCTGTATCGACAATGACGGCAGGCTGCTGTCCCGGCTTGCTTACGTACTTAAGCGGAAGAACAGTAGGAATGGTTGAGATTGGCATTATCAGGCCAGGCGTTCGATAGCAATGCTACTGGTGAAGGTGGTCGAGACGTTGGTGTTGATCGCACCGCCCGAACTCTGGAAGCCCATGACGGACAAAAGATCCCCGGCATTGGCTGCGACAATTACGGTCGCAGTCGGCAAGATGTAGCTACCCGTAACCGATGTGAAGGGAAGCTGGGCGTACCCGCCCGCCACACCAGCACCATTCAGGCCGATGTCAACGGCACGCTGGCCGGCGGTGTTGCTGGAGAAGAAGACCGTGCCAGACACCCTGTATATGCCAGTCGCAGGAACGGCGACTGCTCCAGCGCTAAGGCTCCACGACTCAGGATTTACGACAGCGGTGTCGATGGTGACCACGGTAAAGGCGCCGTTGGCAAGGCTGCTTACGACGGCCTGCTTGCCATAAAAGAACGCCGTTGAGCGGTTTACGCCAGCCAGGGTCGCCTGGCCAGTAACTGTCAACGCGCCGCCGATAGTTTCGTTTCCAGTAACCGCGAGAGCACCACCGACAGTGGCGTTGCCCGTCGTGGAGACGGTGGCCAGGGCGGCAGTCCCCGCTCCGGTGATTACCGGGGCCGTGATGGCGGGAGTCGTCAGAGTCTTGTTGGTCAGCGTCTGCGCGTCGGTTGTACCGACGACGCTGCCAGAGATTCCATGCACACCGGTATTAGACGACGTGTGAGCATTGGCCTCATCGAAGTCCTTTGCCACGACGACATGATCGAACGTCGCACCACCGGAGTGAGCGACGCCAGTAGTGCCATCCTGGCCACGAACGATCGTGGCAACTGAGCCGACAACGTTGGTGACTGACACAATCTCGGCGTTAGCCGTGCCGATCTCCAGCACTGCGAAGTACGGGAAGTTAGCCGGCCAACCGGCGAACGTGCCACTTACGGTGGCAGACGTGCCTGAGGATGTCAGCGACACCGACAGGGTGCGCTGGGGCGGCGTATTGCTATAGAAGCGTCTTGTTGGCATGGGCTCAGAACACCTTCACCATTCGCGGCTTGTACTGGGATCGCAGGGACTTCGCTTCGCTCTGTAGCCGCGTTGCGAACAGCTTCATGACGTACGAGCTGGCATTGAGACCGGCGTTCGGCGGTACCTGCGTCGAGCGGGCAGACTGCTCAACGGACGAGAGCTGAGCGCGACTGATGTCCAGGCCGAAGACCTGACGGGCGACGACGCCGAGGATCACCAGCTCGGCACAACTGGACGGAAGGCCAGTGATACTGAAGTCGCTAGTCTCATTGACCAGGAGGCTCGGCGGGGTCGTGTAGACCACGCGCAACGGGCGCCCGACGAGAGCGCCGCCGCCCAGACGGAACGAACCGTCAAAGGGGTCGATCGTGTAGCTATCGCACTTCCACCAGCGACCGAGAGTGTCTTGCCATTGAGCGTCCAGCACTTCGACCGGCGTTGAGACGCCCAGGTCGTACGTGTTGTTCGGCCAGGTCACCGTTCCGGTGAATGTCTGGACGGCGAACAGGTCCGGGTACAGCGAGTCGATGACCTGGTTCGCCTGCTTGAACATCCAGTTCCGGGGGAACTTGGGACGACTGACAACGCGAGCGCCTGCGGCGTGGGTCGCTGGTGTCGTGCCGTTGTAGCCACGGCCGAAGCCGTTGGCCACGGTGATGATGTTCGTGGTTGAGTCGATATTGACCGCGTAGAGCTGCTCGGAGTCAATCTCGATAATACCCGGTGCAATACCGACAGCCTGACCGAAAGAGAAGTCCACGGTCATTGTGACATCGGTCGTGCCGATGCTATTGGTCAGCGGAGTGATGCGGTCCTGCGTACTGCCATAGCCGTGAAGCTGGGCAGACATCTCATCCAGCAGTTCGCCTGCGAGCATTACGCATCAGCCCTAAAGGGCACGCCGAGCTTGTCGGTCAGCTTCCAGGCGACATCAACGTCAGCCTTGGAAAGTGACGCAGGCTGAATGCCAGCACGGCGAGCCTTGCCGTACTCCTTGATTTCTTGCTCCTGCGCACGGTTGAACTTGTGCGCCTCAACGGGCTGCACTTCCAGGTTCTTCGCGCGCAAGCACTCGCCGTACGTCCGGTGATTCTGCGTGCGGCAGCCTGTACTGCACATGTGCAACTCCGTATCTGGTTGATGCGTTTACGCACACCCCAAAGGGGCGTCCCTTGTGAGGACGCCCCTGAGGGGCATGAGAGGGCTTACAGCGTGGAAGCGTCAGCCCAAGTGAGGATGCGCTGGCAGGCTTCCTGCCGGAACATCGACCAACCGCCAAGCCCGAGCCAACCCAGCGGGTTGAAACGCATGAGCTTGTCAACCTTCGGGCCGACCACGACGTGCGGCTCGACCTGAACGGCCTCGACCAGCGCCTCAGCGCCGAGCACGTAGGTGCGGTACACCGCAGCGCCAGAGGCACCGTCCGAACCCTTGGTGCAGTTCGGGGAGGTAATCCACCGAACACCAAGGTAGGAACCAAGCTCAGCCTGGTAGATGTTCTGCGTATCCACGTACGAGTGCGGGTTCAGCCAGCCGGTGTCGGACAGCACGTTCGCTGCCACGTCCGGGTGGATGATGCCCACGAACTGATCCGCACCATCACGCCCGTGGGCGTTCCGGCGACGAAGCAGGGTCGTTGCGTCGCGGATACCAGTGCTGGACAGCGAGGACGCCGAGACGCCCGTCACGTTCACAGCGCCACCCGTGGTCTGCCAGGTGCCGGCAGCGTTCACGAGCAGGTTGGTGCTGGCGTCAAGCTGGTTCTGCACCAGCTTGTCGATGGTCGCAACCATGTTGCGGCCGACCAAGTACGCAAGCGTCGGGTCAGGCGGGGTGAACGCCGTCTCGCGCAGCTTGAAGGTCTCAAGCACGACGTTGCCGTACTCGTTGAGGGTCACGGTGACGCGGGTCGGTGCCGGGGGGGCAACCGAGTCCGGGTCCACGGTCTCAGTGAGAGGCGTGGTCGCAAGACCAGTGATCTCAGGGGTGACCGTAAGAGTCACCGAGCTGGACGTGTTGGTTACGTCAACGGGGTGCACGTCCACGAACTGGCGGAAGATCGGCTGGGCGTACAGAGCGCGACGAAGCTCTCTGTCGTACGCAGCGGCAACCAAGTTCGCATAGACGGTACCCGCATCGGTAAAGACGTTTGGCACGTCTTACCTTCCTTTTCGTTTGCGAAGAATCACGCTCGCGGGTCGAACCCGCCGTATTCATTTACGATCTGAACCAGCAACGCCTGAGCCTGTACCTGCGTCATGCTTGCGCCGTTATTGAACGACGCAGCCGTTGAGTCCTGGTCTACTTCTGCCTTGACCAGATACCCGCCAACCCCGTCAGTGTCGACGTAGAGCTTGCGAAGGTGATCGACGCGGAAGGCGTTGCCGTCCTTGTCATAGATGAACAAGTGCGCTCTCTTTCTTTGCGGATGATTTATTGGAAGGCAGACAAATGCTTAGCGGGGGTTCTGGTAACCACCGATCAGGGTCTTACCTGTCTGCGGTCGCAGAAGTCCCAGCTTGACCAGATCCTCGTCCGAGGCGGTCTGGAAGAGCTTCATCAGCTCCTGCGGATCGCCAAGCGCGGCGTTAGGGCCGATCGCTTCGGTCACATTGCCGAAGGAGGCATCAGCTACTCGCTGAGCGGCCTGGGCATTGGGGTCTGGTTGTGCGGCCTGCTGCGTTGCAGCCTGCCCGCTCACAGCGAACACGTTCTCGTGTTCCTTGAGCCATTTGTCTACCGCGCCTTCGGAGACATCTTCGGCGGTATAGAACGAAGCTGCACCTTCGGGTGCGCCCTTGGCCTTCAGGAGCGACTTGACGGTCTCCGAGCGATCTCTCGCCTGGAACTTCGCCAGCTCTTCCTTCTGCGCCTTCAGCGCCTCCAGGGCCTGCTCAAGCTGCTTACGCAGCCCGCCACCGCCCTGTGCGTTGTCGTTCTGATCCGTGTCGTAATTCTCTTCTGGCATTGCTACTCCCTTTGATTGGTTTGCCGCTGTGGCATTCGCAAGCCAAGACGTACCCCAGGGGTTGGGTGCCTCTGCTCTTGCTTCCGGACGAATACGCACCTTGTAGGGCCGGTCGATCTACAGGTGGAGCACCAGGGCAAAGATTCGAACTTCGATTACTCGGTCCAGAACCGAGCGTCCTGCCGTTAGACGAACCTGGTCTAGCCCGGATGGCAGGACTCGAACCTGCAACCAGCGGTTTTGGAGACCGCTGCTCTTCCAATTGAGCTACATCCGAAGTGGGACTAACTAATGCGCTCTAAGAGCGCACATCTTCCAAGGTCGGCAGGAGACACTTCGCCGGCCATCTGACCTGGCAATAGGTTCACTCCTGCCGCCTGATATGCCCGCACGACGAGTGCTGAGCAGATCATCGACTTACTGCTGGCAATGCGCTTGCCGATGCGCGTCAGCTTTCGGTCATCGGACTGCACGTTCCAGCCGATGTCATCGAGCGCTAGAGCGCCGATATCCAGCCAGGAGTGCGGCATCCCGACAAAATCAAGAGCATGATTCGCCGCAACCTCAGGCCCCCAAGGACTGGCGTCCTTGAGGCGATACCAGGCAATCTCCCCGATGCTGTCCGCATCGGAAGTGCAGGCACCATTCGGCTCGGCCTGCACCACCTGGCCGTGGCCGATGTAGATGGCCGCATGGTTGTACGAGTTGTGCTCAAGGCCGAGCCTTTTGCACTTGAGCCAGTCACCCAGCCGGATCATGGATGCGGCGAAGTTGTGATTGGTGACAAGGGCGATGTCACCGGGAAGCAAGTTGGTCATGCGATTTCGTCAGCGAAGCCAAGCTTGAGCGCTTCGTCAGAGTCCATCCACCAGTCCTTGCGCTTCCACTTGGCGTCGATCTGCTTGGCCGTCAGGTTGGTCTTGGCCGCGAAGATCTTCAGAACGCGCTGCGTCAGCATCTTGGCGAAGGCAACCTCGTCCTCAACCTCGCCAATCTTGCCGCCAGCTCCGAAGCTGATCTCGTGAACGAGCAGCACCGACTCGGAGCCGATGACTCGCTTGTCGCCGGCCTGCAAGAGGATGCCGGCCATGCTGGCAGCCATGCCCCGGCAGATCGTGGTGAGGTGGTGACCTTCACGCTTCAGCGTTGCCAGGAAGTCCCACAGGGCGAATCCGTCGATGACGGAACCGCCAGGGCTGTTGAAGATGATCGTGATGGCACAACCAGGCTCAAGGCGCGACCAGTTGGTCAGCGTTTGAATGCAGCTCTTGACGCTGCTTCCTTGAACTGCACCCTCGAACTGGTAGACGTGGTTGTGAAAGTCTCGGGCCTTGTTCTGCCTGTCCGCAAGCTCTTCGGCCTCACGGTTGAGGCGGGAAATCACCGCGTGGTTCTCAGCCTCTTCGGCAAGGGCAAGTTCCTTGCGCGCCTGAGCCGAACGAAGCTCGGCCAGGGCGGCATGGGCCACCGCATTCGCCTTGGCCTCTTCGGCCTTGGCGATGTTCAGTTCATCCTCGGTGCTGATAACGCTCATAAGGCCCTCCTGGTGGGCATTGGGATTGAGAGCGGAAAACCGTGGGGGTATACTGAAGTACCCCGGAGGGGATTTCGGGGCTGTACGTGGCGCTCAGGGCCGTCTAGGGGTATGCCTAGACTTCCTGGACTGCGCCCAGCGTGTTAGCGGTAGCACCGCCGTGGCCCTGGAAGAGCGCCTGCTCTTCGTCGTAGAGCGTCTGGCGCTGCTGGGTATCAGCCGCGTTCCCTAGCAGGACCGAGTTCTCTTCCTGCTGCTGACCAAACGTCGCGCCGAACCGCTGCGCAATGCTGTTGTCGAACGGCAGCGACTTGGCTATCTGCTGATAGCCCGACTGGGCCTGAGTGGCACTTACGCCAGCCTGCTGAAGCTGCTGGGCTCGAGATTGGTTGATCGACAGCCCCTGCTGGGCGGCAGCACCGCCGATGGCGACCTGAGTACCACGATCCTGGATCACCTGAGTGGCGACAGTCGGATCGAGGATGCCAGCGATGGCATCGCCCTTGGTGCCGTAGTACTGGCCCCACAGGGCCTTGGTGGCGTCAGGCGCAGCCTCGTACTGATCGTGTGCGATCTTGGCCCGAGCATCCAGCTCGGCCGCACTGATGTCCTTGCCGATGAAGTCGGTGAAGTCAGACTGCTTGTCGTAGAAACCGGCAGGCAGGCCGTAGCTCCGAAGGATGTCCGAGTACTGCGTCTCAGTGGCTACGTACTGCGCAGGCGTAAGCGCCTGCAAGCCGTTCTTGATGCGCGTCTCATTGCCGATGAAGCGCGCCTTGTAGGCGGCAGTGTTGCTCAATGCCAGCGTCAACGTGTCCGGTGCAGTGTCGCCCTGAACGATCAGGTTCTTCAGGTCGCCATTCAGCGAAGCGAGCCCCCAAGCGGCGAGCTGCTGCGCGACGAGATCGAAGGCGTTCTGCTGCGTTGGGTTCAGCGCTGGAGTGACTGGCTTAGCGACAGGCTTAGGCGCAGTGCTGGTTCCGGCATGAACAGGGGCTGGAGCTGTCGGATGCTTAGTGCCCGTCGTGGGGTTCGTATTCGCGACGCTCACATGTACCCCCACGATTGACCGATTTTCAGAAGGGCACTCGAAGCCGTATCGCGGGCGTTCTGCGTCAGTGCCCAGCGCGGGTCAGCCCGCAGCGTGTTCTCGAACTGCCAGATCGGCTGCGCCGTTGGCGTAGTCGTCTTGCCATCCGTCACGCCGGACGTGCCCTGTAGCGCCTTGCGGATCAGTGGATCATTGAGCTTGATCGTGCTGGGATCAATCTCCAGCAGGTTGCCCATCGTCTGCTGATACGGGCTAGCCAGATCCGAGACGGTCATGCCGCTGTCGATCTGAGACGACAGGCCAGGGAACATGCTCTTGGCCATCGTCTTGTAGTGGTTGGTGTACGTGTCCATCGTGGTCTGACCGGACAGGATGTTCTGTGCGGCCTGGAGCAACCCTTGAGGGGTTGAGGTCTGGCCGTAGCTTCCGCCGATCTGCTGGAGCTGCGCGACGGTGGCTGCCAGTTGACCCGATAGGCCGTTGGTGTTCGTTGCGCCAGCAGGGTGGATGGTCCCGGCAAGCAGCTTGTCCAGCCACGCCTTGTCGGTCAGGTTGCCGCCGAGCAATCCGGCGTGGGCAACCGAGAGAGTCTGGGCTGCGTTCAGGTGAACGCCGAGCTGTCCGGCTTCGGTGTTGACCGTGCGCTCAGCGTCACTGAGCTGCTTCTGGTATTCGGCCGGATCATTCAGCGACAGAGCAATGTACTGGCGCGTGGTAGCCGAGTTGGTCTTCCACCACGTGGACCCCTCAATGGCGTCCTGGAAGTCGCTGACCGAGCCGCCATAGTGCTTACTACCTGGCACGGTGAAGCTTTCAAGAATGCCCTTGAGTTCAGGGATGTGCGACAGCAGGTTCTTCAGGCCGTCAACGGCGCTGTAGTCAGCGGTCGTCGGCTTTGTGCTCGCGCCGGTACCTTCGGTCAAAGCTGTACTCCCGGCACTGTCAGGCGAAGCGCCACCGCCCTGATTGCTACTGCCTGCATAGTTGGCAAGGGCAGCGGCACCGCCACTACTGGCGAGCTGGTAGATCTGCTGTGCGTTGTTCTCGCGCTGCTGGCGAGCAGAGCCGGATGACACTTCGTAGTGAGCGTCCACAACTGCGGCGGCAGCACTGGGATCAGTGGCCTGCTGCAACTGCGACAGGACGCCCCGATAGTCGGTCGTCAGCTCGTGCCAGGAGAAGTCAAGCTGAGTCTGAAGGTCAGTCTCGGTAGTGCCGCGAGCGGCAGCAAACTGCTGAAGCGCGGTACGCCTGCCGCCTTCCCAATTGGCAAGACCGACAGCTTGCTCGGCCGCGTTGTACGAGTCGGGGTTATCGCCCGACTCGACCTGGAAGTTGCCAGCCAGTGCTGCTGCGGCAGCGGCTGGAAGGCCCTTGCCGATGTAGTACTGGTAGATGACCTGAGCGTTACTCACTGAGTCTCACCCGCCACTGGCGTGACCGGCTGCACGTTGCCGCGCCGACTGCCGGACGGCAGGAACATGTTCATGAAGCTGTCCATGTAACCCTGCGCCTGATGATTGGCGAAGCCCTGCGGGTCACTCTGCTGGGCGAACTGGTTCGCCTCGTCCGGCGCACTCATGCCGTCATAGATGCTGCCAGCCTTGTGCTGGGCATTCGTCTGTGCGGTGTGGAAGTTTGAGACGAAGGTGTTGAGCTGCTCCTGCGTCATGGTGTGACCAAGGGCTGCCTGGGCAGCCGTCTGGGCCTGAGCCATCAGCTCAGCCGGATCAGTGAGACTGACCGACGACACGCCGGTACCACCTGAACCACCCAGGCCGTTGACCGTCCCGTAGCCACCAGCGCCGCCCTGAGCGGCATTGGCGAGGTACTGCTTGAAGCTGACGGAGACACCGGCAGACTCGGTGAGCTTGAGGTACTGCGTCATGGCCTTGGCCAGTGCCGTTTCGGTCTGGCTATCAAAGGTGCCCGAAGGCTTCAAGCCCGAGGCCCAGGGGCCTTGCGCAAGAGCGGCCTGTAGGCCCATGAACTGCGCAGGATCGTTGTAGCTCATGGCAGCGAACTGCTTCATGATGGTCTCGGCAGAAGCGTTGATGTCGAACGAGTGCGGCTTGTCAACAGCGACGGTCTTGCCAGCGACGGCATCCTGGCCGTTGTTGGTCGTCCTGCTCTGACCGCCAGTCTGCTTCGTCATCCCGGAGTCCCACCAGAAGACGTGACCCTTGAGGAACGACGGCAGGTTCCATTCATCGACAGCGCCCGAGCTGTCAACCGGAATGGCTGCCGAGCCAGTGATGCCGCCCAGGTTCAACGAGCCGTCAGGATTGACACTCACACTGCTTGAAGTGTTCGACCCTGACGCACCGACAAGGCCACCAGTAGGGCTGGTCATGAACCACTCCCGAATGGTGTGAGGTTGACGAGGTTGGTATTCAGTGCGCGAAGCACGCCGTTATACAGATCCATCAACGGAGTACCGCTGATGTTCTGCGTAACCCAGCCGTTGAAGGCTCCGAGTGCAGCACTGCGAGCCTGGATGCTGGTCTGGTCCTGGCCCTTGTGGCTGGCCTGGAAAGCGGCGTATGTGTCGTAGCTCTTGACAAGATTGCCGAGCAGGGGCGCAAGGCCATCGGGCACCTGATTCTTGGCGAGCATGTCCCGCAGGTTGTTGAGTTCCGCCTTGGCGGTGGCTCGACTGTCAGGGAAGCTGTCGATCTTCGATCCGAAGGCTGCGTTCTGCGCCTTGAAGTCTGTCTCCCACTGAGACTTGGCAGCAGTGATCTGCTGCGCAAGAACGGTGTTGCCAGCCGCCTTGGCCTGGGCAATCTGAGCATCCAGCTTGTCAACGGCCGGGTAGTAGATCGCTTCGGCGTTGCGCACCGTCACGTCGTTCATGAAGCCTTCCGGCGTCTTGCGCTGGCGCAAGCCAAGCTCGATCTGCATCCGGTAAGCCTGGTCATTGAACGGCTGCTGCGTTGTCGGCTGCGGCAGGAAGTAGGCAGCCACGCTGCCGTACTTACTGATGAAGTCGCTGTGGTTGGTCATCCACTTCAGCGCCGCCGTTGTAGGCGGCAAGCTGACCTTGGCAGCGGCCATCTGCGTCTGCGCCGTCTCGAACGCCGAGCTGGCCGGCGCGTAAGACTCGTAGCTGCCGTCCGAGTTGAAGACAACCTTGTCCGGGTGCAACGCAGTGAAGATGGCATTGGCACGAGCCAGGTCGCCATCAACGTCGTTCAGGATCGTCTTATACTCATCATCCAGGTTGTGGACGCCGCGCTCCTGGAAGGCGAAGTCAGAGTGCGTCTGCGGCGTGTCCTCCAGCGGCTGCGACGGCGAGGCCGGCGCGATGAGGCCGAAGACGGCCCGCAGGAAGAGCTGGTTGTGAACCTGCGTGCGCAGGTTGTTCAGGAACGCCTGCCGAACGTTGTCCGGTGCATCAGGTGCGGGCACCAGGCCTGAGGCTGCCAGGTTGGCGTACGCGCCCATCATGGACGATGCCAGAGCAGTATTGCGGTCGCCTTCGGACAGGTTGGCGAAGAACTTGTTCACCGGCGACGGCTCAAGCTGACTGAACGTCTCGCCCTGACCGACCGGACCGTTGAGTGCGCGGTCGATCTGATCGAATATGATCTGCGCGTTACCGGGCAGGATCTTCTCAACCTCGCGGAGCGGGATCATCACCATCGGGCCGGCCGACATGCGAAGCGGGTCGTTCGCACCGGGGACGGCCATCAGCACACCGCCAGTCATGCTGGCGCTGACCGGGAAGCGAGCGATGGACTCGAAGCCCGGAACCTTGGCAAGCTCTCGCAGCGCCATGTTCATGACGCCCGATCCTGGGTAGACGAACGTCGGCTCGCCATAGGTGTTCGTGTAGACGAAGCCCGACTTCACTGAGCCCTCGTAGGCCAGCATCATCTTGCGGGCCTTCAGCGGGTCCTGCCACAGGCCACCGCCCCAACGGCGGATCATGGCCTGAGTTGCTCGTGCGAACGGGAAGATGTTCCGAGTGATGATGTCGAACTGAGCCTTCTGGCCCGGATCGTCAACCAGTCGCTCTGTCTTGATCCATGCCTGCCGGATCGACAGCTCCTTGGCCATGTTCTCGGCTGCGGTCTGGCTCAGGCCGCGCTCGACCATTCGGTCCACTGCGGCGTTGAGTCCAACGCGAGCGTCTGCATAGTTCGCCAGGAAGACCGGCGAAGTGGTGGTGCGCTGAAGCAGCCGCTCCACCATCCACTGGTAACCGGCACCAGTCACGTCCATCAGCGCCTCGGCTGCACCGAGAGCGCCGCCATTGGCGAGAGGCGTTACCTCAGGCGCAAGCGCCGAGTCAGGCAGGTTATCCCGCTTGAGGTTGTTGACGATCCAGTCACTGCTGGGAGCCTTGCCGTTCTCGTAGATGTGGTCAGCGAGATCCTGCTGGTACTTACCGTTCTGGCCAGTCAGAAGCTTCTTGTAGTCCTTCACGATGTCCGCAGCTTGCTGCTGCTTACCCATCGCAATCTCATCGGCGGTGTGAGCCGGTACGGCCTTACCTGCCTCATTCGGCCAGAAGCGACTCCCCCAGCCGATCAGGTGTGCGCTCTGCGCCATTTCTTTTGAGTCAAGCGCGGCAACAATGCCGTCGAGGTTGACGTTCTCCGGGTCATTCAGGTGGTCAATGACAGCCCGTGCAACCTGCGGAGACGGGTTGACGCGCTGAGCAAGTGCATTGGCGTAACGGTCGGCACCGACAGTGCCGTCCAGGTCGTGCTGTGTCCAGGAGACAGACACGCGCTCGCCAGGCTTGCGGTCCTTGGCGCGCTGGAAGGCGTGGGCCAGACGAGCTGGCCCCCAGCCAGCCTCGGTCACTGCGGCGGCTTCGTTAGCCGCGCGCTTGACGCCAAGGTCGCCGAACATCTGGCGGGCAAAGCCCTCCATGCCTTCGCTGAGTTCCTGCGGCCCCATTGTGGCCAAGGCCTTCAGGCGAGCGTCGTCCATGTAGACGCCGGTCATGTGCCGGTAGGCGCGACCGGCCAGGGCGAACGGCATGAAGTCTGCGAGGCGAGTGGACAGCGAGCTGCGTCCGAGGATCTCTCCGGTGAGCATCGAGCTGTTCTTGATGGCAGTCGCCAGACTGGTGTTGCCAGCCTCAAGCGCCAGAGCGTGCGCCACGATCGGCTTAGGCCGCAGAGTGGCCTGAACCTGCTCTTCGTGGGCAAGCTGAGTATTGGCGTCCGCTATCTGGCTCTTGGCCAGCGGGACAACCTTGCCGGTCTCGTCGGTGGTGCCTTCCTTGATGAGACGCTGGAGCGTCTCAGTCTGAAGGCGTGAAGCCCTGAACTTGTCCAGGTCTTCGACACCGATGCCTCGGTCCCAGAGTTCCTTGTTGCGTGCGGTGGCGAAGGCGCGCGCCTTGATGGCATCGCCGAAGCCGCCCTCTAGTCCGGTGCGCAGGTACGCCTCAAGCTGGTTACGAGTGACGGTCGCCGGCCGGAACAGCCAGCCCATCTTGACCGAGGACATCATCAGGCTTGCCTGATCGGTAGTCAGCGCACGCCCTAGCGTGGCTTCCCAGAGTCCGAGCTTGTTGGCTGCCTGGTGCAGCTCCTGAAAGCTGGGCAGGTTCCAGACGGTGTTCACCTGGCCGACGTGCAGTGCAATCGGTCGGCCAGTCTCATCCAGCAGGCTGTCGCCAGCCGTGTTGTACGACTCATCGACCGTGCGCCAGGACTTCATCAGGTTGCGGCCTGACTCCGTTGAGGCCAAGCCTGCGGAGTGCGCGATCTGGTCCAGCATCCCGGTGATGACAGCCTTGCGCTGAGCACCATCACCGACGATGTACTGCGCACGCAACTGCGAAGCATCGGCGTGGTTCGCATACAGCCGCGTATACGAATAGATCTTGTCCGCAGTGCTGGCGTCAGCCAGATCAAACTGGGTGTTCCGAGGCAGCAGGTTAGTGAGGCGAGTAGCTGCCAGGCGTGCTCGCTCTGCGACAGCAGAGGGCATCGCCCAGCCGACGATGCGTCCACCGTTTCCGAGTGGACTACCTGTCTTGCGCAGGTTGTAGGCAACCTGCCCACGGCCTGCTGGCGTAAGTGCGTAAGCCTTGGCGCGTGCCTGTGAGGGCATAGCGCCAGTGAGTCCACCGGCAGCTTCAGCGTCAGCCGCCAGCTCCGGGTCGGTAGCGACGTGCGCAGCCAGAAGCGCGTGCGCTTCCTTGACGGCTTCCTCGGCGTCGGCAACCTCACTGGCCGAGGCATCCCCGTGCTCGAACTGGTCAGACAGCGCGTTGAAGCGCTGCTCCATGTCGTCGAGCTTGGAGCGCAGCCCAAGGTCTGTGTTGGCGTGCTCAAGGATGTTCTGTGCAGTGGTCTGCAAGAGCGCCATGTCGGCTTGCACGATGGCCGTGTGATCGGCCAGTGCTGCGCCGGTAAGGCTGTCTACGGCGTCGTCGCCCTTCGCAGAGATCTGCGAGGCGAGCCCTTCGGTAACCCACTTATCAGCGATAGCCGGATCGGCTGCCAGTCGGTCGGTGACCTTCGTGGCGTTCTCGGCATTGCGCACGGCAGCTCTGCCGGCGAGCCAGCCGCTCATCTTGCCGCGAATCAATCGGGCACCCATGCCCGAGACTGCTCCTGGCATGTACGGCGAAGAGACGGCAGCTTTGCTGCCAGCTAGCCGCAGGGTGGCGCTCTGCGAGCTGATGTAGTCAGCAAGCTCGGCAAGGTTGGTGATTGGAGCGCCCTTGCCGGTGACCGGGTTGGCCGTCAGAACTCCGGTGATCGGGTCCTTCGTCTCTTCCCAGCGGAGAATCTGATCCTTGCCGAGCACGTCAGCTCGTAGCGGGGAAAGCTCGGGGAACTGAGTCGCGATCTGCGCATCCAGCGAAGCAGCCTGGCGCACATCGCCAGTCTCGGCGGCTGCGGCCTGAGCGTGAGTCAGGTCAAGGAAGTTCTGCGCGCGGCGTTGCGTGTTATTCAGGAAGACGCCCTGCTTCACCTGACCAACTGCGCCAGCCAGTGATGCGTCACCAGTGGCGGCAGCCTTGGCTGCCATGCCCGCCGGGTCAAGTGAGGCGGCGACGCGCTCAGCGTCGGCTACAGTATCGAGCCCAACCTGGCCCAGGCGCGTGACCTGGACCGCCTTACCAAGTGCCATCGTCGGGTCGATGATGAACGAACCGGCAAGGTTGGCAACGGCGCTAACCGTTGCGTAAGTGTCGGGGTGCTTGACCGGATCAAGGCCAAGGGCGTGAGCCGTGTCGTTGCCGATACCAGCAGTGCGGCTGGCGAGCTGGCGAGTCAGGGATGTGAACTCAGGGCTGCTGACGGCACTGATCTGATCCGCCACTTGCTGTGGCGTCAGGTTTGTGTTCGCCTCGATCGACTTGACGTAGTTCGTAGGGCTGTTCAGGAACTGCGTCGCCTGGTCAACCTTGTCCTGACCGTACTGATCTACAAGATCGGACGTGTCAGTCTTGGCCTGTCCGCTGGCGTCATACGCCAGGATGCTAAACGGGTTGCCGGGGTCGTAACCGGCGGCCTTCATCTGGGCGTTCTCGTTCGGACTGGCTCCAGCAATGGAGTTGATGTCCTGACCGAGATTGCCCTTATGGCTGTACGCCGTCGTCGGGTTCGGATCGTTGCTGATACCAAGGTCATTGGCGACCTTACTCAGGCCGGAACCTACGTCACCGACCACAGTGTTAGCGACATTCCAGCCCTTAGTCAGAGCGTTGGTGACGGGGCTGATCGTGTGCAAAGTCGGGTCGATAACGTCGCGCTCCGCTGGCGCGATGATGTCATTGTGCAGCGTTTGGAACAGACGCCCAATGCCCTTGGCCTTGTACTTGTTATCGCCCGATGTGTCATACGCCAAGCCGAGGCCGTTGGCGGTCTTCTGTGCGTTACCGCCATGCGTGCTGATGCTGATGACGTTGCCTGCGGCGTCAGTAGCCAGAGTGCCATCACTGTTGAGCTTCGCGGTGAGCGAACCGCCGCTCTTCTGCTCGATCAGCTTGGCCGTGGCCGTAGCCTGATCGGCCTGCGTGAAGAGCACGTCCTGATAGGGGACGTTCAGGCTCTTGAGCTGGTCCTGCTGGCTCTGCGAGAGAACGATCGGGTGATTCGTAGCGCGAGCAAGATTGACTTGCTTCTCGGCGCTGAGCCCCTGCATGAACTGGTCAATGGCACCAGCCATCTGTGGCTGGGCCTTGGCCTGCATGAGCGAGTAGACGACGCCAGGCTGATCCTGGAGCATCTTCGTGCCGGTCAGCATTTGGGTGACAGAGCCGAGAGCGTTGCTCTCATCCTGCGCCGAAGGGAGTGGCTGAGTCATTCGACCACTCCTAAACTCCGTGGGCTTGTGCGGATGTGAGCAACTTGCCAATGACGCCCGTGGTATCCACTAGGGCGAGCTGCTGGAGCATGGCGCTCATAGCGCCCGTCCCCTGCTGTGATGGCTGAGCGATAGTGCTCAGAGCTTCCGATCCGGCCCCTGGGCCGATGTCCACGCCGGTCGTGATGGGCTCATTGGGACGAGCACTGGGCGCATTGAATGCACCGCCCTGATACGGCGGTGAGCCGGCCTGCTGGCCCTGCTGCGCAGCCGCCTGGGCGGCTGGAGCCATAGGTGCTTGTCCGGCCATCGGCGCTACGCGCTGCTGCGCGAGCTGCTGCTTGACGGAGCCGTAAGGCTGGTCTGGAACGGTGCTCATGACCTGCGCCGCACCGCCATCGGTGCGCTTGGAGAACTTGCCAGGGCCAGAAACGGCGTTCGGGTTCTGGGGGGCGCGGTAACCGCCGTGGCCGTTACTCATTCTCCCGCCCCCTTAGTAAGCAAAAACGCCAACACATCTGGGTTGTCCTGTAGAACGGCCAGAATCCAGGGCGTAAGTACACGCACCATGGTTTCTTCCTGGTCGGTAGACAGGTCCGCCACCTGGCGATAGCCAGATTCCCAGACAATGGCGTGGAGAATCTCGTGCAGCAGGGTGTTCTGCGCTGACGAGAGGGACTGTGTTGACCGAATCTTGATTTCGGTCTGGTCCGGGTCCGTCTCGCCGAGAAGGTCAAAGCTCTTCTTGCACAGAACCGTATAGTCGGCTGCGCCTACGTAGACGATTTCGGGGATATTCATGGTTGGCTTACGCGCCAACAGGCTGAGAACTGCGGATCTGATTCTGGAGAACAGGTCGGTCAGCGTCTCCACGGAATCCGGTCACCATTTCCTGCATTGACGGAGGTCCTGCGTCCGGCACAGATACGCCGCCCTGGCCCTGAGATGCATCCTGCGGGGCGTTCGAGTCTTGGAGTGCACCTGGGGTACCTCCTGCCGCTTGTGCCTGCATTGCAGCCTGCTGTTGAGCCGCCGCCTGGGCGGCTTGCTGCTGCGCCTGCTCCATAGCTGCGTACGCCTCAGAGACGGCATCCTCGATCGCCATGCCGTTCTCCAGACCCTGAATGGTCTGAACGGCCATCTTGATGATCGGCGTGGGGTCCTGCCCCTGCGCCGCCATCTGGCCGGATGCCTGGACCAAGGCGAAGACGCCCTGCTTCAGCGCCTCGCGCGAGCCTTCAATGTCTGCTCGCTTCTGCTCCTGAATGGAGTCGATAGGCATGGGTAGGTTCTCACGAGCCGTGGACTTAGAGATCAGTCCAGCGCCCTCAAGCTGAAGGATCGCAATGAGGGACTGTGAGGGCTCCATGCCCATCGAGAAGCCGTAAGTGACGGTGCAGTCAAAGCGGTCACCGATGTCAACCGAGGGAACGTAGTCAAACTCGTAGGACGAGCCCGAGATCGTCCCGGTGACGCGCTTGGAGACGTTCGGCCACCACTTGACGTCCATCTCAAAGCAGATGGCCGTGGCCTGCTGGAGAGCTTCCCGCAGGACTACCTGACCGCCCCGGATCTGGCTGTCGAAGGTGCCCAGCAGGGCCGTGACGCCCTTGCCGGTGATGACAGAGGCGTTGACCGAGCCGGTACGTGCGTCCGGGTAGCGCGAGCCAACTCGCAGCTCCTGGTCCAGCACCTGGCCTTCGGCGAAGATGGAGTTCGGGAGATCCAAACCCACCTTGTGGATCTGGGCTGCGTTGTCGGACTGGAGAATGGCGTGCGGGCCAATGGCAAGCTCGTCCATGTCGCTGGGAACAGCGATCGGAGACTGAACAGCGATCGACGCGGCCTCAAGGGCCAGCGTTGACATGATCGAGCGTGCAACTTGCACCCACACCACGTCATCGAACTGACCGCGCGGGTGATCGCCCTCTCCGGGGCGCTCGGCAATCCAGACCGGGCAGCGGTCCAGCTTGTGCGCGTAGGCGCTGAGGATGAGTCCGTTGCGATCCGGCAGGATCAGCGAGACGTAAGTCTCGTCAACCCAGCGAACCAGCTCCAGCTCGGTCTCGCCGCCCACCGCGCGACCCGTCTTCGGGTCATTGCGGATGGTGCCGGCGTACTCCGGGAACTGTGCACACAAATCATCTACAGATCGACGCCATCTGTGTGCATATACCTTGCACCGACCCCTGCGATCCAGCTCGTAGTACGAGCCTCGCGGGTCTTCCAGATGCATGTACGGCTTCTGGGCCTTGATGTCCGGCTCTACAAAGATCGGGAACCAGCCGTACGTGACGAAGCGGTCAGTGGCGGACTCCATTTGGAGTTCCAGCCGCGAGTGCGTCCAGAAGTCATCACCGACGCGGTTCTTCCGCTCAGAGCGCTTGAGGTCTGCGTCGGACTTCATCTTGCCGGAAGTGCAGGCCAGGGCCGGTAGGGGTGCGAGCCCCTCGGCCATGTCGTGCGCCACGATGTCAACGAAGTTGGCAATCGGCGAACCGTTGAAGCTGATGGAGAAGTTCAGCTCTTCGGGGAACAGTTGGCGAATGTTCCCCTGGCGAACCTCGTGGATCAGCTCTGCATTGCGTTCGCGCTTGGCAAAGCGCATCTTCAGGCGACCGTAATGCGCAAGCATCTGGGTATTGCTCAGCGGGATCGTCACACCGCCTCCATTCGCTCTTGCTTCTCGCGCCTAAGCTCGGCCAAGTTGATTACCTTTTGTCTTCCACGCGCAGCAGGAGTCAGGAAGGGGGACGTCATATGACTTGGCCTGTGTTGCTTGCGCTGAAGTAGTTTTGAGAAGGCCAGGTGGGTGAACCACAGGGCCATAACCATGTCGGTCTTCGTCTTCTGGGCCATGCCCGAAGGCGACCAGACGGTCAATTGCTGGATAAGGTCGTTGACCCATTGGTTCTGGCGGGTGCTGGGCAGCTCCATGAGCTGACCGCTGGTGGCCTTGCGCCATCCGTTGGGAGTTTGCTTGTCCTCGATGACACAAGAGTCAAAGAGCGGGGCCATCGTCTGGACACCCCAGTCGTCATCGAACTTATTCGCCGTTGTGTAGTGCGGCGTAATCTTGCAGCCGCGCCCACGAATGAACTGCTCAAGCTCAGGGAGCTGGGTGATGAAGCGCTGGACCGCGTTCTTCTCAATGACCCACTCGTGGAGGTTGTAGACCTCGGTGTAGTACTTGAGGGTCTTGATGATCTCGCCGGCTGTGGCGTTCTTGTGGTTCCAGCCGTCCAGGACGTAGCGCTTGAGGGTTTCGCGGTCGATGGCCGCGATGATGATGGCTGAGTTGCCGGATGCGGCAGGGTCGAAGCCACCCACCAGATACATGCCCGCCATACCGCCTCGGCGATGGCCGATGCCCTCGGCTGTCATTGGGCCGGGAAAGCGGAGCATGTTCACCGAGGCATTGACAGCCTCGGCACGGAAGGTCATGTCGTCGTCAATGTCGAGCTGCTGGTAGATCAGGTTCCAGCCAGAGTCGCGCCGTCTACGCGCCAGCGACTTGCCGTTCCACCGCTCAGGCCAGAGGGTTTCCCAGGTCGAGCTATCGCCATCGCCGTAGTCCAGAACGGCCGGCTGGCGGAAGTAGGTCCAGATTCGCTCGTCGTCGCCGTCGCGCTCATCCAGGAGCGTGCGGTAGATGTCCATCGGGGCTACGCGAGTGCCCAGCACGAGCAGAAGACCACCGCCGTCCTGGTGGGCCGGCAGGCGGGAGTCGATATCCCGGTTGATGAGGCGAAGCTGGTAGTCGGTCTCGCGGGCGTTCGTGGCATCCGCCATGTCGTCAATGACCACCAGGTCAGCGCGACGACCGTAGATCTGCCCCCGGAGGCCCATGGCCTGCACCGTGGGGTCCTTCTGGATGCCCTCTTCGTTCTTGCCCTTGACGTAGATCCGGTCTGTGCTCCATGAGCCGTCGGGGTCTTTCCAGCCGCCCTCCGGGGCGAACCGGAGGTGCATGTCCTGGTAAATCGAGGACGTGAGCTTGAGCTTGATCTCGTAGAGGAAGTCCTTGGCCATCTGCGAGCCCTTAGACACGATGACTACTCGAATGTCCGGGTTCTTGTGGATCAGCCAGACGATGTAGTTCACCGTGAAGGTTGTGCTCTTGCCGTGTGACGGCGGCACGTTGATGAGCACTCGATCGGAGTAGCCGCGCTCGTAGTTCATCGTCTCGTGCATGTCGCGGGGCTCTCGCCCCTCGATCACGTCGAGCATCCGGAGCTGGTGAGGAAAGAGTGGCTGCTTGAGCCACTCGCGACAGAAGGTCTCGAAGTCGGGAACCTCAGGCCGACCCTCGGACTTCTCTTCCTCGCGGGCAGTGCGGACGTTATCTACGGACGCCTTGAAGGCTTCGTCCGTCTTCCTCCAGGAGCGGTAGGTCTCTTCGGTGCGACCCACCACCGACATAGCTTCAGCAACCTTCAGGCCCTCGGCGATGAGCTGAAGTACCTTCGCCTTGGCCTCTGCGACAGGGATGGACTTCTGGCCCGAACCTCTGGAAAGGTTCGTGGCCATTGGTGCCTCTCGCTATTGCTTGCAGTCGCAGTCGCGACCGGGATGTAGATGACCGAACAGGCCTGGGAAAAGGTCGTGAACCTCACGGCCGGTCACCCGACCGGCTACCTCAAGCTCAAGTGCTCTCATGACGACATCGCTGTAGGCCTTGATGGCCGCTTGCTCGACTTCCGTCACGACATGCCCCTCATTTGATTCCTCATGTTGTCGTGTTCACGTTTTGTGTCCACCACCGCAACAAAAACAACCGAGGAGTTTGTACGCGTGGACTCTCTGGAGCTGCCTCAACAGAGCTCCCGTGGGCCCATGGGTCCCAGGGGGTCTAAAAGATTTTCTTCCGCACCAGTACGTTCAGGATTCCGTCAAGCTCGTGAATCCTGAACACTTACGTCCGAAGCACTAAAGCTTCGGACAGTCACTCAGTCGCCGTGAGGCTACTGACTTAGCGGATGCGACCTGAGTGGGACCGAAGGTCCAACTACTCAGAGAGCATCCTTACTGTCGGCTTCCGTCTGCCGCCTGTCTCGTTCGGCTTTGGGGCCGAACGTCGGCGGCGAAGCCGACGTACTTAGTTCGGTCGTTCGGGAATGTAACTACATTCCCTCACTCCCTCACCTTATATAGCGGGTCTGAAAAGCTCATTTATTCCCGATGATCTTGCTGTACTCAGCAAGCTATCAGCGATCATTCGGTAGAAGCCCTGCAAAGAAGCACCTTATCTATTCTTGTGACGTGCGTCACAGTAGGTACTAGTCTCACTATGTGAGATAGACAAGCGTATAGATGAGAACACGTTCTACGTACGGATGTTCGAAGAAACAGCAGGTTTCTAGAACAGGTTCTATCCGTTCACTCCGAAGTGAACCCTCACCTGGTAGTACCCCCCACCTGTTTTGCGGTCCCTTCACCCCCTCATACCCCACCCCTTATTGGTCGCTCAGGCGACCTGTTGCGACAACCAGGAGCGCCGGCAGCTCTCCCCCGTACTACCCGTGTCACCAGAAAAATGAGGGTAGGTAGTACAAGAAATCAGGCCGCGTGACTAACAACCGCGGGTCAAGTCTTCGGCCTCTGGGCAGGAGACGAGTCAATCGAGCACCTGGCACGTCCGCAAGGCGAGCACTGCTCACCGCGAGACTGCCGGCAACCCACTTTGAGCCTTGTCTTGTTGACATGTCATGTAGTTGTGCACAGGTCTGTGATTACGCGTGCTTATTGGGAATGATTCCCATTAGTAGTGCGATAGCACGCTCACCTTCGAAGTAGTCCAACACTCAACCATCACCGCATAAGTAGCCAAGCAAGTGCTTGGTGGTCCATCCATCCATCCATCCGACTGCATCTCTGGCGTGGCTTATGGTCACAAGTTGGTAACGATGCTTGCTTGTCCTCTTGACTTGGTTGCAAGCCATAGAGCAACTTGGTCACTGCAAGCCACAGACCAAGCGAGAGGATGCAAGTGATGACCAAAGCAGAGCGGCGTTATGAGGCCTGGCGCGTAGCGCTTGGCCGAAAGAGTGATGAGCGATGAGCGACACAACCATTGACGGCTACCCGTTCGAGACGGGCATGCGCGTCTGGGATTACGACCTCAACGTTGCCATTGTCGGCGAGCCGCAAAAGAACAGTCACCCCGCCGAGCCGACGTGGTACGAGATGACCAAGCTGGACGGCTCGCGCAGCTCGTCAATGGACGCAAAGCGCATGTGGCATCGCCACCCAAGCACGGGACAGCTCGCATGAGAGGCCACCGCACCAAAGTGCAGAGCGGTCGTGACCCTGTGAATGGCCTGCCAACCTACCGGGCCTATTGCGTCAAGGACTGCGGCTGGGTTGGGCAAGTGAAGCAGTCTCGCGTCGGCGCAGAGCGCGACGGCGAGGGCCACGAAATCACAATGATCCGCATTGAGGACGAGTCATGAGCGCGTTTGTGCTACGTCGCACACTGCCTAGCGGGCAGCGGGCCGCGACGACATGCAAGAGCAAGCGTCAAGCCGCAAGTGCGGCTTGCTACGTACTGACTGACAATCTGCGCCTACGGCGCACTGATGCGGAGGCTATCGGCTTTCAACTGGAG